CGCTGCACGAGTTCAATTGGTTCTGCAACTGCGCGATCGGGGGGGCCGGTCCGTTCATCGACGGCGAGATCGCCACGGCTGAGGCTGACGGCGACGAGGCCCTCGCGGGGGTGCTCAAGGACCGTCGGAACGAGGAGAACGGGATCCGGGACAGATTCAACGACCGTTACAAATACGGGGCGGACGAGCTGATCCGGTTCGCCGAGGCGTACCGGGAGTGGTGCCGGGAGCAGTATGGCGATGAGGAGGTGGGCTCATGACCCGCCCGATCCTCTACCTCTCCGGCCCCTACTCCGCCGGCAACGGGCGCACGGTCGCGGACAACATCGCGGTCGCCCGATCGTATGCGGTCGCGGCGGCGCGGAAGGGCTGGTTCCCATTTACGCCACACCTCAATACAGCGGGGTTCGAGGTCGACTGCCCGGAGGTCCCAAACGAGGACTGGCTCGACGGCGACATTGCGATCCTCCGGCTCCTGCCCCGGGCGCGCGCTGCGGTGCTGATGCTGCCGGGATGGGAGCAGAGCAAGGGCGCGCGGCTTGAGCGCGATTGGGCGATCCACCTCAATTTAGAGGTCTTCGACCCGCCCGCGACACCCGAGGAGATCCCGCCTGCCGCGGCGTTCAGGAGGTGGTACCGGTGACATTCGTCTCTGTAGGTGAGGCACGGCTCGACCTTTATACTGATGCGATGCTGCTCGATATCGGCCGGGATACGTACGTGGTGCCGCTCGACCGGCTCGCTGACCTCACCGCGCACCGACGACACGAGGTCGCGGTATCTCGGCGGTACTGGGGGGATGCGCCGGGCAAGTTCCGCGACGTCGAGCTAGGGATCTGGCTCCGGCGCTCACAGACGGGCCGGTCGCTGATGCTGATCGAGCAGGGGCGCGTCTACTCGATCCCGGTCCACCTGGTACTAGAGGTCAAGGACGGGATCCGGGAGTCATGCACGATCTCAATGCTCGTCACCGACGCCCGGCAACTCGACGACGCACACAGCCGGCAGACAGTGCTGGAGGTGTGGGGGTGACCACCGGCGATACCTCCGTCGCGCTCGATATCGGCGGCCTGCCCGTGGTGCTCGTGCTCCCGGAGCGCGATGTCGAGCTAATGATGTGGACGTATCGGGCGAATCGCATCCTCCAGGAGGGGCGCGGCGATGAGTGACGCCGTCTGCCTCTGGTGCGATCGGTGCTGGAACATGCCATTTCTCTGGTTTTCCGACCGTCCTGATTGTATCGAGTTTGCCCGGAAAATCCAGGAGGCGCGACAATCAGAGCGCTCGTGGAGCCTCACTCCTGACATGCGTGATGCCTCCGGGAGGAGGTTCCCATGAAACCCCCCGGACAGGCACGCCCCGGCCCCGGGCAGATATCGGTGAACCTCTGGGACCTCACAACGGACACCGTGTTTGCTCGATACTTGGTCGCTCCAGTCACACCCGGGAAGATAGTAGTCTGGCATGATACCGACCGTGCAGATTCCCAGGCGGTTATACTGGAGTGCGACCGTGATCGGGCACTTGCAATTAGAGATGTTGCACGCCTGAAGCATTCTAAAAATAAGATGCGGTTTTATGAGGGGAGGACGCGGATATGACGTCAAAAATCATCGAAATGCGCCCCGCCGGATGGAAATGCTGCGTTTGCGGCCAGAAATTCCGCACGGAGGAGGGGGCATTCTACCACCAGATGAGAGACTGCTCGAAGCCCCGGCAGCAGCGGGGGCGGACATGACCCCTCCCCTCTCCCTCTCTCCTCTCGCTGACATCATCGCCGGTTGGGAGCGGGCCGAGGGCATCAGGATCCTGCACCTCTGGATCACCGATGCCGGCGACTGGCGTGCTGACTGGCACGAGCAATCCCGGCGGCGCACAGACCTCATACGAGGCACCGAAAACCACATCCAGGTATCTCGGCTCATCGCCGACCTCAAAGACGCTCTTAAGGGACGCTACGAGGCCATCAACCATATCGCCCTCCCGCGCCCCGGTACCATTCTGGCCTGGACATCTGACGGGCAGTATTTCCGGTGGAGCGCTCCGGTCGCGGCCGAGGAGGTGCCGGCGTGACACCATACTCACACCTCTCCCTATTCTCCGGCATCGGCGGGCTCGACCTCGCCGCCGAGTGGGCCGGGTTCCGCACGATCGGGCAGGTAGAGTATGCGAACTACCCTTTTCGGGTTCTGCGGCAGCGGTGCTACCGCGTGCGGGAATATTTCGCCCGGAGGCGACATCTTGAGTTCTATCGTTCTGAAAATACCCTATGAATCACAGTCATTTCACGCCGCATTGACCGACGCGACGCTCCGTGACCGTGTCCAGGAGTGGGTGGCGGCGGCCGTCACGCTCGACGACGCGATCTATATCCCGCTCAGGACGGACTGGATGCCGAGCGGCCCCCGACGCACCGCCGATGGCGTCGAGGTGCTCCTCGCGGGCCGGTGGCCGCCGGAGGTGGACGCCGAGACCGGCCCTAGGGTTAGTGCGGCGATCTTCGGCAGAGTATGGGAGATGATTTGTGATGCAGCGAGTAGCGAGAGCGCCGACCAGGCGCAGGGTATCGACAAGCCGGCCACTGATGGTGAGGCGCCTGCGGAGGCGGTCGAGGGAGGTAGTGGAGATCTGCCGGCAGAACGCCAGAGCGCGGAACCGGCTGCGGGTGAAACGGCTGGAAAGGATGTAGCACTAGGCGGTTTATCGGGGGTAAACGAGGAGCAAACGGAAAACGAGGCGCCAGAGGTGGCACCTGTCGTAATCCACACCTGCGCAACCCCGGTCAATCACGTCGACGGGTGGCCGTGGAGCCATGTTGTGACCGAGATCCGGCAATGGGCGGACATCTACCCCGACCCGCTGCCCGACCCGAACGATATCTCCGAGGCTGAGGCCCGGGCGCTCCTGAAGACCATTTATCAGCACCCGGTAGTCATCGCGGAGTTTGAACGACGGCGGATGGTCGCGGAGGCGACTCAGAGGGAGTATCGAGACGCCAGGACGATCCATTACGCGATCGACGTCGGCGTTGATCTGCCCGACCCGACCCCGCCGCCGTTGATGCAGGAGTTCCCGTGCACCGACGATGGGAACGGGGACCGACTCGTTGCGCAGTATCGGGACTCGATCCGGTATTGCAAGACGTTCGACGCCTGGTTTATCTGGTCCGGTTCACGGTGGGAGCGCGACGAGACCTGCCGGATGCTGGCGCTTGCCAAGCGGGTCGCCCGGACGATCCATATCGAGGCTTCGGCGACCACAGACGACCGGCGCGAGAAGGTCGGGAAATGGGCCCTCACGTCGGGGATGTTGTCGAGGATGCGGGCGATGATCGCCTGCGCTGCCCCGGCCGTCGCGGTGACTCCTGATGAGTTCGACGCCCGACCGGAGTTGCTGAACTGCCGGAACGGGACGCTCGAGCTCGATACACTGACGTTCCGGGAGGCGCGACGGGAGGACCTGCTCACGAAGTGCGCCGGGGTGGATTACGACCCGGCGGCGACGTGCCCTGCGTGGCTCGCGCACCTGGACCTTGTGTTCGGGGGCGACGCGGCATACATCCGAGGATTCCAGGAGCTCTGCGGGTATTCGCTGCTCCAGGAGAACCCTGAGCAGATTATGGCGATCCTCTACGGCATCGGGAAGAATGGGAAAAGCGTGACGATCGGTGCGCTGGCGCGAGTATGGGGCGATTATGCGGTGAATATCGCCGCCGAGAGTCTCATGGTGCGCCGCGGCGACGGCCCGCGATCCGACCTGGCGCGGCTGCACGGTGCCCGGCTGGTCACGGCGTCGGAAGGCGAGAGTGGCGCGTATCTCGCGGAGAGTGTGGTCAAGCAGTTGACCGGCGACGACGCGATCACCGTTCGACGGCTCTATGAAAACGAGTTTGAGTTCCGGCCCGGGGCGAAAATCTTCCTCGCGACGAACCACGAACCCCGCATCCGGGGCACGGACGAGGGGATCTGGCGGCGGTTGTGGTTGCTGCCGTTCACCGTGACGATCCCTGAGGATGGGCGCGACCCAGGCATCCTCGACAAACTGGAGAGCGAGGGATCAGGTATCTTGAATTGGTGTATCGAGGGGCTCCGGCGCTACCTGGAGAACGACTGCCGTCTCGCGCCTCCGGCGAAGGTCGTCGCGGCAACGGCACGGTTCCGATCGGAATCCGACATGGTCGGGCGGTTCCTGGCGCAGGAGATGCGAGTCGAGCCGCTCGGCACGATCGAGCGGACGGTGCTGTATAAAATCTACCTCAAGTGGTGCGAGGATGAGGGCGAGAGACCGGTCAGCAACCGGGCAGTGATCAAGTATCTCCGGGAGCGCGGGTACGGTGAGCGGAAGCTCGGCGGGGCCATGTGCTGGGTGGGTATACGCATAAAGAATGCTATCGAAGAGGAAGAAGATGCTACGGAAGGGTCATTACAGGCAGGTCTTTGAGATGTTGAAAGAGGAGATTATGGCCTGGTTCTCAGCGGGGCAGGAAGGGCAGGAAAAATCGGGAAGTGTTTCAAGTATGATAAGTCTGGGAAACTTTCCGTATTCTCGTGCCCTATATGCCCCAAAGGGCACGAAGGGCATGAACTTTCAGGAGTTCCACAACATTCAAAGTTGGAACCTTTCCTGGAATTTCGTGCCCTTCGTGCCCTATATACCCCAAAAGGCATTTAGGGCATTTACTATCGTAACTTTCTGTACTAATTCCCTCGTGGGAAAGTTACGATCCTATATGCCCTATATGCCCCAATCCCTCCCCGGGGTGATCTGATGGTTGCCTTATGCTCTGTGGATCGGAGTTTTGTCCTGGTCGTCGAACGGGCACTTGCTACCGAAAGTGTTACGCCCACCTTCATAGCCGACCCGGCCCGACCCCTCACACACTACCTCGTCATGGTCGAGGATGGCGAGGTCGACCAGGCACAGGCAGCACTTGAGATGGTCGGGACGTTCGTCCCAGAGGAGGGTGCATGACCGCGAACACCCCCGCCTCCCGCAAGGCCAAGGGACGACGGCTGCAGCAGGCGGTCCGACAGGACCTGGTCGACCGCCTCGGCATCGACCCCGGTGACGTCCAGAGCACGGCGATGGGGCAGTCTGGCTGTGATCTCTACCTCTCACCGGCGGCCCGGGCACAGTTCCCCTTCGGCGTCGAGTGCAAAGCGCAGGAAGCGATCGCCTTGCCGGCGTGGTGGCAACAATGCACCCGAAACGCGGCAGCAGAGGGGCTCGTCCCATTGTTGGTGTTCAAGCGGAACAGGGAGGAGCCCCTCGCGGTGCTCCGGTGGACCGACCTGCTCGCGCTGCTCCGGCACGATCACCGATGGCAAAACCTCGCCGAGGGGCTGACGGGGGGCCGGGCATGACGCTTGAAGTAGATCGGATCTACTGCGGCGACTGTCTCGATCTTCTCCAGGACATCGAGCCCGGCACCGTTGATATGGTGCTGACTGATCCCCCATATTCGAGCGGGGGCATGTTCCGGGGCGACCGGATGCAAAAGGCCCGGACGAAGTATCAGACGAATGATACGAAGAAGGAGTACCTTGACTTTGAGGGGGACAGCCGGGACCAGCGTGCCTTCTACGCATGGGCAATGCACTGGATGCGACTCTGCAGGCAGGCTTCAAAGGATGGTGCGATAATCGGCACGTTCTGCGACTGGCGACAACTCCCGACGGTTACAGATGCTTTACAAGGGGCCGGATGGATCTGGCTCGGCATCGCCGTGTGGGATAAGACTGAGGCGGCGCGCCCGCAGACCGGGCGATACCGGAATCAGTGCGAGTACCTTGTATGGGGCACGAAAGGGCAGCACCGAGAGCAGACTGCAAAGTGCCTTCCTGGAGTGTTCCGCATGTCGGCAAACTGTGAGGAGAAGTACCACATGACGGGGAAACC